CTCGCTCGTGGGTTGGCTCACTCCCCCGCCACCTGCCCCACAGCAATGGAACGAAGCCGCCGCTTACAAGGAATCCGAGGACGCCTCGATTCGCGACCGGCTAGCGTACGACGCCGTCGCACTACGAGAGTGCGGCGGAAAGGTACGTGTCGCCACTATCCACACAGCTGTGGGTGCACACGTAGGCCGCTGCCTCAGCGCAGAAACCGTACCGCTCTTAGCACATCACCGATGGTTCTCCGCCGGCCTCAAAGGCCGGCCCACCCGGCTTCGCCGCCACCGCACACAGACCCAGCTCTACTCCGCGGACTTGACCGCCGCCACAGAATACATCCGCCATGAGGACGCTCACGCCGTGATCCGAGGGATCGCGGCGGCCTTGCAATGGTCAGCTTCTCGACTACAAGCTGCACTCAAACTGCTCGGACCTCAACTCTCTAGCGGGTTCATGTACGAACGGTCGCCTCTCAAAACGAAGCGAGGAGTGCTCTTGGGCACTGGGATCTCGTGGACGGTGCTGTCCGTGGTCAACGCTTACGCAGCGTGGAACGCAGGCGGGCGTCGCTGGGACGACGAGTCATTCACTATTTGCGGTGACGACCTCATCGGGGACTGGGATCTCGAACAGATCAACCAGTACCAACATCAGCTCAAACGCCTCGACTTGCGCAGCAACGAGCGCAAGGCCTACACGGGACAGCGAGGGGTATTCTGTGAACGTCTCTGCGAAAGGCAGCCAGACGGCAGCGTCAGCTCAGTCAACTACATCGGATGCAAAGAGGCGAGCCTGGCACAGTACCGACACCGCCCAAAGGCGGGCCTCCGGGAAGCCCGGGAAGCCCTAACCCGTAGGCTGCGCGAACGCATGCCAGGCCCGACTCGTGCCTTGATCCGAGAGAGTCTGCGTGTTCACCGCTTGACCGGGCTTGCACAAGCTCCCACGGTCCTTGGTGGCGACGGATCAGCACTCGCACCCAACAACGTCACACCCCTGCTGGTCAAAGCTTGGCTTGCCAGGGGGAATGCGACTGTGATGCGTGTGCCCCTCGATCTCGAACGCCGCGACATTGTAGCAACCCTGCTCAAGGAGCAGCACCCACAAGGGGTGCCACTCAGCGAGGTCATGAACACGCTACACACAGCCGCGGCAAAGAGGGCGATGACCGCCAACAGGCCACGCGCGCGCGCAGAACCGCTCAGCCTTGCAGAGGCTCAAAAACACTACCGACACCGAGTAAAACTCGG